ACTTGTATTTAAATTTCCTGTAAGAACTGTTGCTGCCATAATATTCTAATTCCTGTTTACTATTTAGAGTGGCATATTCCAATTTTTTATTTCAAATATAGGAGTAGAAGGATTAAGAATTCCTCTACCAGTAGCATCCACCCATTGAGAGCTATCAGCATCCTGATAATAAACATTTAATCTACCATTTTGAGAGTCCCACCATACATCACCATCATTAGGATTAGTTGGAGGATTATCATCAGTAGTTACTGAACTTCCACCTGAAGGTCCTGGAGGACCAGGAGTTGCTGGACCAGGAGGACCTGGAGGTCCAGCGGCTGCAGTTGATTGAATTATCCAAGTCGTTCCATCATACTCCCATGTATAACCATTCTCAGTATGAGTATCATTAGTCGAAGGACTATTTGGGAAATCTACTGCCATTAGTTACCCTCTGGTATAGTTAATATATTATAAAATTTGAGTGGATAAGAACCAGAGACACCTTGTACATCTATACTATGTCCCTCAGCTAAGTAAAACTCAGTACACATACAATCAACATCATTACTAGCAGAAGCACCTACTCCATCTGAACTATTACTTCCTCCCTGTCTTGCAATATTCTTACCAATACCATTGAACCTAGCATTTTGACTACTATTGGCCTGTAGAATATCTGGACTTCCAGGAGGACCACACCTTATCTTAATACCATTTGTAGTAGCTTGAACACTTGTATTATTAAGAGCTAAGCTAATAACAACACGAACATTTCCACCAGTGTTATTGGTGTAAGAAAAATTTTGATTATTCCCTGTATGTACTGTTGCTGCCATAATTTTAAATTACCTGTTTATTATTTAGATAGATATGTGCCATTTACTTTCAAATGGAGCAGCGACTGAACCTGAAGAATATATCTCTGTTTGATCGTATATGTTAATAATTCCAGTCATACTACTATGATACTGACAAATATAATACAGAATATTAGGTGCGTTCATTGGAACAGTTAAAAATATTTGTCCTGATTGAGTTCCATTGTTTGATGCAGCAGAATATGCATCATTAGTTCCAGTAGTTTGTGTAGTTTTTATCCAGAATGGATGACCACTTGCATTTACAACAAATTCATAAGTAAATCCCCTGATTAATATTAGGGTTGGATTCTGAGCTGGTGAATCTGGAACATCAGTACCATCAATTCTATAATAAGAAGATGAAGGTGCATCTACATCAAATTTCCTTAAAGACTGAATACCACTAGGTCCTGTAGGACCAGGAGGACCTGCAGGTCCAGCAGAACCTGGAGGTCCAGGAGGACCAGGTGTTGTTGAATCAGAACCTGGAGGTCCAGGAGGACCAGGTGTTGTTGAATCAGAACCTGGAGGTCCAGGAGGACCAGGTGTTGCTGGACCAGGAGGACCAGGAGGACCTGCAGGTCCAGCAGTTTCTACTCTATCCCAAGCATATCCATTATACTTCCACTCTACCCCATTTTCAGTATGGGTATCGTCAAGAGAAGGACTATTTGGAAAATCAAATGCTGCCATTTTGTTATTTAGAAGACTCCATCACCATGAATGTTCCATGTATTATTACCAATATAAGTTAATGTAATCAAAGAATATCCAGCTATTTTTCTATTACCTGTAGAAGATGTAGAACCTGAAACTGGAGTTTGATCAGTAGTTAAAGTGCTTGGATAAGCTCTACCAGCACCCCATATAATTCTTACAGCACCACCAGCACCATGACCACCTCTACCTGCAGTATTATAACCTGAACTACCCATTCCACCACCTCCACCATATTCACCACCAGCACCAGCTTGTCCTGTTACCATAGGAGAACCAGTTACATTAAAACCACCTTCACCATCAGAACCGCCTGATCCTCCTGGTCCACCTTCAGCATTACCAGTAATACCACTACCATTAGACCCTTGACCAAGTATACCTACTCCTCCTCCACCACCAGCACCACCACTTACACTACTACCAGTTCCTCCTGCTGCTGCACCACCAACACCTGAATTGGGAGGTGATGCCGTTCCAGAACCACCTCGACCACCATCACCAGTATATCCACCAGCTCCACCACCACCAGCACAACCATTATTATATCCACCACCATGACCACCTTCTCCACCACCATCACCAACATATGTTGAAGGACCTCCATTAAATCCACCAACTCCACCACCTTCTGCTTTGACAGTAGTTGTGTTTATAAAATAAGAATGAGTTCCTGGAGTTCCATCACCACCCAAAGGATTAGTTTGTCTACTACCACCGTCACCCACTACTACTGCGTATGTTTGACCTGGTGTTACTGAAATATTATTCTTCCATCCAAGTGCTCCACCAGTTCCACCATAGAAACCAAATCCTAGACCTCCAGGTGTAGTAGTTGATCGAACGTTTCCACCACCTCCACCTCCACCAACAACAACAGCAGAAACTACTGATACACCAAGAGGACATGTCCAACTATATGATCCTGGTGTTGTAAATGCTTCCTGACCCACAGCAGTGCTAGATGAAGAATTAACTCCACCTCCCCAATAAACAGTAGTGGCACTAGTAGTAACTAATATGAAATCATCAGCACCATTTTGTATTCTAACTTCATCACCATAACTAAGGGAAGAAGATAAATCAGGAATTCCAAGTTGTAAATTCGTACCACTACTTGGAGATGTCATTTTAATAACATTTCCAATATCACTCGCTTGTAAATTATAAGCGTTGGTTTTATTAGTAAATGTTGTGAATCTTTGAGATCCAGAAGGACCAGGAGGACCTGGATTTCCGTCAGTTCCATTAGATCCTGGAGTACCTGGAGATCCAGTAGGACCAACAGGTCCTTGAGCTGTTGCTACCCACTGACTACTATCCCCATCATCATAATAAACATATAAATTTCCTGTATCACTTTCCCACCACATATCTCCAGAAACTGGAGTTGGTGTAGTTGGTGGAGTTTCACTAATTTGTAAAGCAGCATTACCATCTGCACCTGGAGAACCTGGAGGACCTGCAGGACCAGCAGCTACACCATTAGCACTAACCCATTGCGAACTGTCAACATCTTGATAATAAACATTTAATCTACCATTAACAGAATCCCACCAAAGATCACCATCAGAAGGGTTAGTTGGAGGAACATCATCAGTAGTTACATTAGCACCACCACTACCACCACCAGGACCTGGAGGACCTGGAGGTCCTGGATTACCATCAGTTCCAGGAGTTCCATCAGTTCCATCAGTTCCAGGAGTTCCAGGAGTTCCATCATTACCATTAGGACCAGGAGGACCATCATCACCTGTGGGACCTGGAGGACCTGCTGGACCTGTTCCACCTGGACCAGGAGGACCAGGAGGACCTGCAGGTCCAGGTCCACCACCAGCACCAGTATCTAAATCATACCATAAATCTCCATCACAAACATTCCAACTACCACCAGCAGAAGTAGTAGGATCATCATTCTGAGCAAATCTATTTCCGTAAGCATTACTTGTTGATCCAATCCCAATTGTATCACCACCAGTGACAAAAACAGGACTTTCACAACTTCGTTCTACGCCATCTTCTTTATATTGTTTTACAAATACTTCAGTAACTGCTGGACCTGAACCAGGACCAGGAGGACCAGATGGACCATCAGGACCTACAGGACCAGTTGGACCTACAGGACCAGTTGGACCAGGAGTTCCAACACCAGAAGGACCAGGAGGTCCTGGATTTCCACCAGGACCAGGAGGACCAGTTGGACCACCAATACCAGGAGGACCATCTGCACCTGGAGAACCAGGTGAACCATCATCACCTGGAGGACCAGGAGGACCACCAGCAGGTCCAGGAGGACCTACAGGACCTTCAGAACCAGGAGGACCAGAAGGACCAGTTAAACCAGGAGCACCAGTAGGACCAGGTTGACCTGGAGCACCTGGATCAGGAATTCTTCTCCAGACATAACCATCCCATCTCCAAATGGAGTTATTGTAAACATAATCTTCTCCTACATTAGGATTAGATGGAAAATCAATTCTGGGAGTATGTCCTGACATTAAATATTAATATACCTCTTTATTTATTTTAAGTTTTCATGATGTAACATAGAGCATAATATGGAGGTAAATTCTTATTAGTTGCAGTAACACCTTCAGTACCAATAGTAGTGCTACCACTTACACCAGAACCACCAGGTCCAGTAGTTCCAGAAACACTTATACTTACACCTTCATTACTTGTAGATCCAGATACTGATACAGAACCAGAAACACTTACACTTTCAGAACTTGTAGAACCTGAAAGACTAACTGTTGCAGGACCACCTGAGAAACTAATCTGTGCAGATGCACCCCAAGTTAGAGAGTTTTGAACACTACCCCAAATACTCTGAGTTCCTGAATTACCAGCAACAGTATTCATCATTGGAATAGCAGTTGTATGTTGGTGACCAGAATCAGTAGCAGTTCCACCGTGAGTGTGAGAAGAAGATCCAGACCATGTATGAGAGTGAGATCCAGATGCAGAGAATGAATCCGAACCTGAGAATGAGTGAGTGTGAGAATCTGATCCAGATCCTGAGAATGAGTGAGTGTGAGAACCAGCACCACTAACAGAAGTATTTGCAGTGTGTGAGTGAGCTACAACTACTGCATTTGCACTACCACCAGTGTTAGTAACAGAATAATTACCACCAGTTCCAGCACCAACAACAAATCTATTTCTTAAATCTGGTGTACTATTTTGTCCGTCACATAATGTCCATCCAGTTGGAATAGCATTTTCTGCACCAGACCACATAGTAATAACACCAGCAGGTATCGCACCATCAGAACCTGGAGGACCAGGAGAACCAGGTGAACCATCATCACCATCTGGACCAGGAGGACCATCTCCACCAGGAGGACCAGGAGGACCTGGAGGACCACCAGCAGGTCCAGGAGGACCAGGAGGACCATCATTACCAGTAGGACCAGGAGTTGAAGGACCAGGAGATCCAGGTGGACCTTCAGGACCAGGAGGACCACCAGCAGGTCCAGGAGGACCAGGAGGACCATCATCACCAGTAGGACCAGGAGATCCAGTTCCACCACCAGGACCAGGAGGACCATCAGGACCACCAGGACCTGGAGGACCAGGAGGACCTGTACTTCCATCAGATCCATCGGATCCATCAGAACCTGGAGGACCAGGAGGACCGTCAGAACCTGGAGGACCAGGAGGACCACCACTTGGACCTGGAGGACCTGGAGGTCCTGGAGGACCATCATCACCTGGACCTCCAGGTCCACCTGGAGTACCAATTCCACCATCTGCACCAGGAGGACCTGGAGGACCATTAGGACCACCACTACCTGGAGCACCAGGAGGACCATCTGGACCAGCAGGACCTGTAGGACCTCCACCATTTCCACTAGCGACTACAGTAACCCACTGACTACTATCACCATCATCATACCAAATACATAAATCACCTATATCATCTTCCCACCATAACTCTCCATGATTTGGATTAATAGGAGGATCAGAACCAATAGTAACAGGTATAACAGTTACAGTCGCAGCAACACCTGGATGTCCTGAAGGATGCATAACATCAACTTGTGCCGTTACTGCTGCACCAACAAAATTAAGTTGGGTAATACTACTTGCAGCACTAACAAGAACTCCTTCATCATATACACTAATAGCACCTGGAATTAATCCACCACCAACAGGAACCCAATATCTTTTACCTTCAAAACCAGGAACAGCAACTAATTGATACTGCTGACCTGCAGGAACAGGACCAGCATAAACTGGATCAGAAAGATTAGGTTCTGCTTGTTCTAATCCGAGATACCTTTCATTATCTTTTAATTGATCTTGTGGGGTTCTTTTAACCCTTCCACTCAAATATCTCTTAGACATTACTATTCTCTAGGATACTCGCAGTCAATTCCATTTCTAATGGACCAACAAAACCACCAGCGTGTGATTTACCAACATTAACTCTAATTGTGCTATTAGCAACACCAACTGCAAGAGTTATTGAAGAATCATATACAGGATCTGTTGTTCTTGGATATTCGTGTTCACTAAAATGATTGTCCATAGAACAAGTCAATACTATGGATCTTTCTGCTATTTTTATTGTATCTCCATTTGCTAAAGTATTTGCACCAATAGTTAATTCCAATTCTCCTGTAGATCCCACATAAGATGCATTAGTTACATTAAATTTAGTTCCTACAGCAACATTTGAACTTGCAGTTACTTCTACACATTGAAGATTAGCTCTTACAAATCTGTGTATTGCTGTATTATAAACATGAGGATTTCCTCCTCCACCACCAATATCAATTGAAAATGTTTTAGAAGTTCCAACATTACCTATAATCTGATCTACAGTATAAGATCTTTGTGGACTTGGGAAAAGATTGGTAGTAATTCCAGAATAAGTTGGGCAAGTAAACCACATACCACCCATAGTAATTTTCTGATTTTCAGAAAATTCGTGCTTTATTAAAGTAGAAACTGTAGCAATTCCCGATGGTTCATCATAAACTACATTAGTAACTATACCAACTCCTTGCTGTGTTCCACGAATGTATAAACTATCTATTACTAATGGAGTTTTTTCTAATACGATTCTACCATCCACCATAACCAATGCATCCTGTGGTGGTATTTCTGCATCCTGTATTACTCTTATATCACTTACACTACCAGTGCTTCTTTGAGTTCTTCTTTGCCAAAAAGTAGTGGTAGGATAAGTCACACCAATGGCAACATTAGCAACTTGTGCATATAGCAATAAAGCAGAAGTTCCAGTTGGAACCTCATAAAGTTTCTGAACTCCTGGTGCCACAGGAACAGCAACATTAATAAACTTATTTACTGGTGCTATTGCCATACTATCTTAATGCTAATATTAATGGTGTTAATTGTGCTTGTATTGCTCTATTGAAATCTCTACCACGAATAGTAGATGTTGTCTGGTCAATAGTCAATCCATCACCAATCCTAAAATTACCTTTTTGATCCGTACTTGTGAATGGAACTTGACCGCCATTAATAGCAACAACTTCATTCTCTGGTATCGGTTTTCCAGCCTGGAATGGGTTAGCTGTATTTATATCCTGACCAGCACCCACATACTCAAACGAATGTGAACTAGTAATAATCCTACTTAATCTTACAAATTCAACCTTTGAAGTAGCTTTTACTCCATATGGAATAAATTCATTAAAAGTAACTGTTGATATTCCTATATTAGAAACCTCAGTTGATTCACTTACAGTATATAGAATTGGATCCATATCTGCTGTTAATTGTGCATTCCCTGTTCCAGAAATACTAATAACAACATTCTGTGTTGGTAAGAAATTTCTACCACTTGCAATAACATCAACAGAAGTAATTGTTCCAGCAGCACTTACGTTTGGTGAGAACTCAGCAATAATTGCTTCTGGTCCTTCTGGAAGAGTAGCAGTAACAAGAGGAGGTGCAGATGCAGCATAATCACCAGGATTACCACCATCCTCAACTATAATAGATCTAATAGTTTGCATTGGTTCAGTTATTACAGCTGTTGAAATTGTATCAGGATAATCAGCCATATCCAAATGGAAGTATGCACCCTGTCCATCAAAAGGAGTTCTATTATTATTACTCTGATCTTGAGAATTAGCAACAATAATAAAATCAGCTTCTGGATCCATAGCAACAGCTAAATTTCCATCAAATTCTACACCACTTGTACCATCAGCAACTAATCCAAACTTACCAAATGATGAGTTAGAGTTTGTAAGATCACACTGTCCACCACTATCACAATAGATTGCTTTCTCACAAGCAATAGTAAATATAGAAACTAACTGAGCATATCCTTTATTAGTAATAGAAACACCAATACCAGCCTCATTATATTGTGTGAAGGAATCGCAAACCATACTCTTAAGATCTTGTCCTAGATCATTGGTTCCTGTATATGAAGCATCAACATGATCTCCATCAATCTTCATACCAATACTACCACTCATAAAGTTAGTGCAGTTTCTAACATAAGGACTTTGGTATCTTCCTCTAGGACCTTCATTAGAAGGACCAGGAGCAATATATCCACCAATTGCCCAATCTGATTGAACTATTGGGGGGAAGGCAACTGCTGCTAATCCATGATGGGTTGTTGTTGTCCCACCAGATCCTTTAAAACTCATATTTTCTACCAAACAACCATTTCTAACGTGGAATAAATCTTTATTAGTATTATTTGGAACAACAGTAACTAATCTTAAATCCTCACCTGAAATAGCAACATCAGTTCTTAAACCAACTGGATTATCTTCATAATAAACACCAGAACGAACTTTAATTGTATCACCTTCTTGTGCTATTGCTGCTGCAGCAGATATAGTATACTTTGCATCACCCTCTAGTAATCCACTGTTAATATCACATCCATTCTTAGTAACCCAAATAGTTCTCTTAGTTTGAACTCCAGAAGGTCTCCAAGATACTCCAACACCAACACCAGTATCAAAGGAAGAAAGTCTATAGTCAGTTTTACATATTCCAACACCATTACTATCAAACTTATCAATTATATGATTTTCTAATTCTAAGGTTCCTTGAAGTTTTGTATTCTGACCTACATTTAAGTTTTTCTCAATACCAACACCACCCTCAACAACTAAAGCACCACTATCCTTATCAGTTGATTGTGTTGACGCAACAATATCTACTTCACCACAAATATTAACATTCTTACCAATACCAACACCACCCTTAACAATTAAAGCACCAGTAGTGCAGTTCACAGAATCTGTTGTATCATCTATTGTAAGTTTCTCTAATTCAGTGTCACCACAAACAAAAAGTTTCTTAGCAATACCAACACCACCAGATACAATTAAAGCACCTGTAGTACAAGATGAAGCATCAGTAGTATCATAAACTCTTGTCTGACCACCAATATTTAATTTCTTTACAATACCAACACCACCATCAATCTGAACAGAACCTGAAGTAGTTCCTGTCGAATCTGTACCATCATTAAATGTAGTTAATCCATCAACATCTAATTTAGCATTTAATGTGACATCACCATCAACATTTAAAGTATCATCAAAATCAACAGCATCAGTTACATGAAGTTCTCCACTTACATCCAATTCTACTGCTGGTGTTTGATTCTTAATACCAACCTTCGTCATCCTATAGATTGGAGAATTGTTTGCTGAATTAGTATGTCCCCATAAATCCTGTGTTTGTATTTTTGCAACTGCAGTTGGGTTTGCTGGATCTGGTATTGGAATTAAAGTGTCTACTCCAAGACCTTGACTATCTAATTGTACAAAATTTAAATACTGGAATAGCTGTGCTGTTCCACCTACAGGAAGATTAGCACCCTCATCTTGAACATACATTCCATCAAGATTAATAGGAGATGCTTGCTGCCATCTAATACCATTTCCATCTCTTGCTAAGTAATATCCATTTGCACCTGGAGAATCAGCAGAGTCAATTATATTTCGATCAATCTTAACTGTTCCTTCTACATTCAGTTTTACTATTCCATCAGAAGTATTGTAATTAGGAACAGCAGTAGGATCTAAACTTCCTATACCAACATTACCCTCATCAGTAACAACAAAACATTTATCGGTTGAATTTACTTTAAAGACTTCTGTCCCTTCAAAAGTAGAAGTTCTTACACCAACTTGTCCAGCATTACTTATTACTGCACCACCTATACCATCTTTAACTTGGAATCTTTGTGCAGGTTGAGTTGTTCCCAGACCAACCCTACAGTCATTGGTGATAGTTAGACAATCTACTCCTACCTGGAATTTTCCGACAGGGGCTGTAGTTCCAACTCCTACCCCACCTTCTGGATGGATAATAAAAATAGATTCAAATGGATCTGCAGGATCTTCTGGATCTAAACCTTCTCCACCAATACCAACCTCGAATCTACCAGCAGGTTGAGTAGTTCCTACACCTACACGACCTCCAATCTGACCTTCCCCATCCCTACCATTAGTAGTAGAAATAGCAACAAATATAGTTCCAGCAGCACCAACATTTAATCTTTGAAAAACTGTAAGATAGTCTGTATCAATCAGACCCTCTACATTTAAATCTCCACCAATATTAACATTATTCGTTACATCTAAATTAGATACTACTAAAGTTCCATCACCATCACCAGTTAATCCACCAACTAAATCAGCATATAATTTTCCATAAACATGGACATCATTATAGAATTCGGCAACATTACTGACTCTATGGTTATTACCATCGTTTACCGATTCTAAATTTGGATATGAAGCTTCGTCTGGATTTGAATCTGACATTAGTTATTAAAACTGGTAATTTACTTCGGTTCCTGCACAAACTTTTGCCAAGAATCCAGCATCACGAACTACAACATCACCTGGTATATTATTACCTCTAAACATACCCATATCAACATCAAGATCTTTCACCTTAAAATGGCATTTTTTTGAATTAATGACCATCTGACCACCTAATGCAGAACACCAGATGTCTTTACCAGAAACAAGTTCAATCTCTTCAGCAACTAAACTAAGTTTCCCCTTTTGGCATGTAATTGAAATTCCACCCTCAACAGAAGTAATTACAACACCATTACCATCTCTTGGAGGTGTCCCTTTAGTTCCACCAGCTATAGTAATAGTTTGATCAACTTGTATATCATAATTTCCATCATCTCTCATACCCAATTTGGAATTACCACCAGTGCCTTCTGCCATTAGAGTATAAACTCTTTGACCAGTCATCTGATTGGTTGGAGAACCATATTCAATCCTAAACTTACCAAAAGAATCGACCTGTCTTTTTTGCCAACTTGGTTGTTTTGTCATACTCTAATACCTTACCCTTTTATTTATTTCAACTAATACAGTCGATGACTTGCTTAACTTCACCTTGATATTCAGGTCTCGGTTTCAACTGTGCTCTTAATACAGCACCCTCACCAGTTTGAGTTCTAATTGTAAGTTCAGGGAAGTCATTAATTTCAGAAACATTATTTTGAGTATTGTCTGGGGGAATAACAGTAACAATACGACCAGTTGCATCAACTAAAGGTTTATATTCATTACCAGATGAATCTTCAATTACATCATCCTTATCATATCCAGTTCCAGGATTAATCACAACAATATGATCAACCACAACAGGTACTTGATCATCACTATCATCATCATTTTTAATAGGATAATTTTCACCGATAGAAATCATAACAACATCAACAATTTGTTGATAAGTTGGAGATTCTCTATCCATATCAACAATTGCTTGAGCAACAGCACCATAACCCTGCTCACAATCATCAACAATCTCAATAAATGGATTACCGTTGTATCCAGATCCACCACTCTTTAAATCAATACCAATAATACTACCAACTGCCTCTACTCCCTTACCAATTTTATTCCCAAATATTGCTCTAGCATTTGCACCTACACCACCTTTACCAAAAATATTAATCTTTACTCCAGCACAACTTAATTTTGGACCAGTATAACATTCGCCAAGTGGACTCTTAAATCCAGGAACAGATACACTTGGATTCATAAAATCAAACATACCTAATCCACCACCTGCAACACTCAAACCTTGAACAGCATCCACTAATCCTCCAGTTAAAGAATCTGCCTTATTCGCAACTGATAGGATATCATCTACTAAAGAATCAACTGCTTGTTTTGGTCCACCACCAAATGTTATCTTCTGAACATCTATTGGATTTAAAGGTGGAGAATCTTCACATTCAAAAATACTAGCAATATCTAATAAATTTTCAGCTTTACCTCTAAGAAATCCTCCAATATCAAGTCCACCAGTAAGTTTAGATATACCTGCAATAGATGGCATAATACCTTTGGTAAGACCACCAATTATACTATTTGTTATACCAGAAAGTAATTGTGTTTGAATACAACTTGTAAAATTATCAACATTCTCAGCAAGACCATCTAACATACCAAAAAGAGAATCTCCTAGACCATCGGTTACATTTTGAAGAACACATGGCATACCTGACTTAAAATCTTTAAGTGCTGGAAGAAATGATTCTTGCAATCTAATAGCAGCAATCTTTGCCACACTTCTTTTTTTAGTTGCTGCAAATACTTTTGCGAACTCGGCAGCACCAACTTTTTTCAATCCAGCATTAGCCTTACTAGCAATTTCGCCTTCTAGATTACTCATCATAGAAGCAGCCATCCCACCACCTAAAATTTTTAAATGTTTTGCTGCACTATCCTTTCTTGCTGCTACTTCTGATTTTAAAATACCTTGAAGTTCTGATACCTTTGAATCCATAAAAGGTTTAAAAACAGTTTTCAATTCATTTGCTGCAGATTCCAATTCACCTGCAACTTCCTGAACTTCTTCCAAATCAAACAATCCAGACATTTCTTCTTTAAATGCCTCTGGATTAAACTGCTCTTTTATCTTTTTAATATCACTCATCATATTTTCAGTTTCTGATGATATTAATGTCATGCAGATTTTCGCATTAGGTAATTTTGAAGATGGAATGTCAATTACTCTACCCAATGCCATACAAGAAGATTTTAACTTCTCTTTATTAAATTTAAGTTTACCTATCTTCTCACCAAAATCCCCAATAAATTTATTTAACTTTTTCTCATTTAAAACTTTACATAATTTATCTGGTAAATCTGCAGGTAAAGAAATAACCTGAGATCCAGAACAATCACCAACTTCAGAATTAACGAAAAAAGCACTAGGAGGATTTTCTGATGTAAATCCCGTATATGGTTGGAATGGTTGTTTGTAAGGACCTAATGGTTGATCAAATGAAGGTCTACCAAAAGCACCCAATATAACAGGTAATTGTGCATCATCACCATCAAGAAAAAATCCAAATACACTATCACCTGGAGTCAACCTAATTGACCTATTCATTCCACCACCACCTGTTCCTGCAGTTGCTGGTAATAAAATTTGTGCCCAAGGTAAATCATCATCAGGCAATTCAATTGGATCTTGAGGATGATACCCCATGATTCTTACTTTAATTCTATTTCCCCAAGCATTTCCAGTTTCATTTATCTGATCTCCTTGACAACTTTCAGGACCAACTTGACCGATCCACCACTTGAATCCATCCCTTCCTACAAAATTACTTTTTAATATTGATTCTTCTAACATTACTTAGATCCAAATGTATCTTTAATTAGAGTTAATGATGTATATGATCCACAACTGTCAAAATGATGGCATAACTCTTTAATCATATATAGACCACTTTGCTCAGTATCAGTCGCATCCTTTTCAGCAGATGCTAATTGGAACTCACATTCAATTAAAGAACCAGCCTCTAGATTAGTATTCGATGGAATCGTCATTACCATTTGTTGAGAAAAAATAGAATTATATCTCATCATAGATTGAGATTGACTAAGAGTTGGATCTGCATTTTCATCTTTATAATTCTCAGATTTCTTCTCTAAAGTCCCAATATCTTTTACCGCAGTAATATATCTACTAGGAGAACTACCCAAATTACCTGGCAAATTAACTTCTTTACCTAATGTCTTTGATTTACCTTTATAATTCTCTTCATTAAATATACCTTTAGCAGGATCTGTATAAGTAAAAGTCAAAGGATCAAAAAATATTCGATAACTACAATATGCACCTCTCTGAAGTTTACCCAAAACATCTTCATTTAAACATGTTCTATAATCAATTATCTTATAATCTTCATTAGGATCAGATCTTATAACCTCTGTATAATGATATTTTTCTATAGGAGAAGCATCTATAAGACTATCAATAGATCTGAAATGATATCCAGATTTAGTTTCATAAAAAACATATCCAGCAGTAGAATCTTTTTCAGATTTTTCAGGAACAGATTTTGAAGCTAACCATATTAAAGTAGTAAATGGTTTTCTCATATTACCAATAAAACCATACTTATTTTGAGTAGGATCTATATCAACATCACGCTCATCACTCAAATAAGTTTTAACTATATCTTGAACAGATTCTGATATTTTAAGAGATGTTGGAAACTTTTTACCAACTCTAGAAGTTTCATTTGTTATTGATCCAATAGAAACTAAATTTAATAAAAATGATTCAGTCTTTCTAGTAACAATAACATTTTCAATACTTGACACAAAAAATGGTCTGTCTGTAAAATCTAATCCTGGATTACTTTCACAATTTGCTTTAATTTTTATACTAACAGTTTCTCCACCCCTTAAAGGCAATCCATTATAAACAGATTGAAGATTTCCATCTTCACCCGTTATAGTATAACCATCATTAGCAACTATCATTCTAATAGTTGTAACTGGTGAAAATAAATCCTCATAATAATCAATGGTTAAAGAACCCATTGCAATATCAACAGTTTTACTACCATCTGCTGATGTTATTATAATTTCTTCGTAAATAGATTTATCTAATGCTGCCATTTAAGTATATGCCGTAACTAACGTTGATAAGTGTTTATAATACTCCTTTATATTTACCCCACGACTTACTCTACTTACAGATCCCTCAGATACATTAACATTCATATTTTGTTTATTAGAATTTTGTGTAGGAATAGGAACCGTAATAATTTGAGATTTTCTTTCTGGTTTTAAAGCTTCAACAACACCCTTTAAACTTTCCTTTAAATTCTCAACCTCTGGTGTATTAATAAAATTATTCTCAACATCTTTAAAAACACCTTTTAATTCTGGACCAATTGTTTCATTAACTTGCTTAAGAGAATCTGTTATACCTTCATCTTTCATAGTCTTTTTCATAGATCCTACAAATCCTTCCATCATAGGTCTCATTTCTTCTGCAGTTGATTTCAAGGTAGATCTTAGTGATTTAATACCAGATAAAGATATAGATCCACTATCAAACATGGATGAAGGGTCTATTTTTGACCCAGATTTAGTAATAGACTCCAAAGCACCCAAAATATTATTTGGAATAACTTGTAAATCCTTATCAGCAACAATTAACTCTTTAGATTCTTTTCCTTTACCACTAGGATCATCACCAACCACCGCAGTTTCTCCCTTTTTAAGAAGTCCACCAGTAGCCATTGTTGTAATGCCTTCAAGATCATCAGTAACTTCTTCTACTTCATCAGTTGTAGTATCAGTATCTTCTACATCACCATTCTCCTCTACAGGTGTAATAACCCAGTCAGTAAATTTACCAAACCAATTTTTTTCTTCTTCCTCTTCATCTTCTGGATCTGGTAATGCAGCAGTTTCTTTATCAACCTGATCTGCATAACTGACATATTCATTAATACCAGCAGTAAGATCACTATTCATTCTACCAAATCTTCTATTAAGAGTATCTACATTTTTCGCTATCTCATCTCTATCCTTTTCAAAATCAAATTGAAAAATAAAAGACAATACACCATCTAATTTTTCAGCCATAATATTAAACATTTCAACAGTTCCCCCAAGAAATCCTGTAAGAATATCCTTGAGTCTTCCCATTCTCTTAATCAAATTACCAATACCCTTAATAATCTTAGGTATTTGGAATATTGCCCAACCTAACATAGTAAAGGTAAAGAAATCCATCAAACGACCTAAAAATCCTTTAGCAGCATTTTTTATAACTCTTCCTGGTGCTTTAATTGCAGAAACTGTATTATTCGCTTCTATCTCCTCCTCTCTCTTCTTTCTTAAAAAAGACTGTCTCCTTTTAACAAAAAACGATTCATCATCTGATATAACTTGTTTTTTAAATATATTATCTTTATTAAGTGATTTTGCAATATTTCTAGCAAGAAGACTAGATTTACTCATGCTAGACGCAAAAGTTGTTAAAGACTTACTTATATTAGTAAGGCTATCTGCAGATGATACTAACGGAGTCTTAGCCATACTATACTGGTGCTACCTGATAATGCTTCAGAGCAAGATAAACATAACTATTAGCAACATTTGATGAAGATATATTTGGCACAGATCCACCCTGAGCACCAGCAGCTACATTACTACCATCTTGAGATTGTTCACTATCTCCAATTGGTAAAGGTATAATTGTTGGTGATACCTCAGCCAAATTAGATAAATTATCAACTAGGTTTTTAGTCTCAGATTTATTCTTACTTGCTATTATTTTCTGATCAGATATTTTTTTAGCTTCAATTTCCTTATTATTTTTCTCTTCTTCTGCTGCTTCCATTCTTGCTTTAGCAGCACCTCTACCCATCATGTTTGATATTAAATCTTTAGTATTTTTATCCTTTTCTTTTATAAGTTCTGATGGATCTATATCAGACATTACAGATGGCATTATATCACCACTTTCCAAATCCTTACCCAATTGTTCTAATTTTCCACCAGGACCCAATTCGTTTATAATAGTCTCCTTAAGATCTGGAGGTAAATCATCTATAGTTTTATTCTCATTACCTGGCGTTCTAATCCATTGTGCTAGTTTTAAAGTGTTTTGATATAATGGATCTCTAAGTTGTCTACCACCTGTGAATAATATATTAGAAAGAATAATGTTTGAAAGCAAACCCCAAGGACCTTTTAATCCCATCAGGCTAGTCAACCAAGGAGCAAATCCCATAGCAGTTAAACCTGCACCAGTATCCAATAATTCTGTAGTAGCATCTGCACCTTCAGCAATATTTTGAGCTGAGTAAAGTGCAGCTATTAATAGTTGTAAATTTCCTGGTTTTGTGAAAACACCTTGTTGAAATCTAGTATTAGGTAAGTTTGGTCTTGGTCCCTTTTGGTTTTTTATATTAGTATTACCTTTTGTATCTGTCTTAGTATTACCAGTTTTTGGTGGTGTTACTTGAGTACTACCAGTGCCACTACCAGGACCAGGAACTTGAACACCTTTAAAATTACTAAGTAATCTTTGTTTGGCTAAAAAATTAACTATGGCTTGGAATGGTCTAGATACAAGATTCCTAAATCCGAATGTTGCAACAGTTCCAGCTAATGTAGCAAGTGTAAATGTAATCTTTGTAAGACCTGCTTTAAGAAGGAAAAGAGCTCCACCAGCAAGTAAAAGACCTTTTAATATAGTAACACGTATTTCTTTTACTTTATCTTGATTTCCCTCAGATAATGCTCGTAAGAATGAGACAGTTTTATCAATTAACCATCCACCTAACAAAATAGCAAAGAAAGAAGTTAATCTATTCAAACCAAATTTAAGTTTAGCACCAACTCTCTTAACAGGAGCCATGAGTGCCATTTGAATTCTTGATTCAATTTGCTGTTCTTTTCCTGAACGCAATCCAGCTTCTGCAGCTTGCCGTTCTCTTTTTGCTTTTGCTACTTCTCTTCTTTTATCTAACTCTGTCGCTACATTTAAATTTGATGCTATTACCTGTAAGGCACTAGTTAATACACTATTCTGATTACTAATATTTTTTAATTGTACATCTATATTAGTTAATGTATTTGCATTTTGAGCACGTACATTATCATCCGCACCATCACTTCTAGTCTTTACCCATTTTGTAAATACTGGATCAATCTCAGTATTTCCCACACCACTAAACACATTAGAAGAAACAGTATTTCTTACGGCAGTTATTCCTGATGCTATTGGTGATTTAATGGGTTCAGCCATTTTGTTGCTGTTTTAAATTTTCTTCTTCAATATATTGCTTTAAAAGAGATAAGTAAATTTCCCTTTCCCACGGAATCATATTTTCTAGCTCCGTTAAGCTATATTTATGGTGTTGCATCAACGCAAAATTAACCTTATAGTATGACTCAAGATCTTCATGAGCCATACTTACCCGAAAAAACTTTGCAGACCCTCCAACACAACGTCATTTTGAACTTTTGTTTTTGGATTTGTAACTTTAACAGTATGAGATAATTTAGGCATAGTTTCAAAAAATTCTTCAATTTGTTTAAATTGCTTTGAATTTAATTGCTCAACAAATTCATTCAATTCTTTTTTAGTAGAATCAGATGCTGCCCAAGATTCCTCTTCAGAATATATCTGATCTATACAAGATGAAATCATCTCAAAAGTATCATCTACATTAACATCACCACTAGGTGTAAAGTTTGTTTTAATAAACTCTTCCATAGAAGGATATCTCATTCTCAAAGTTAAAGTATCATCTAGTTTAATATCACTAGAATGCTTTTTATTAATGTTCACTTTTATCTCATCAAGATTAATAGTAGTGGGAACCTGTGTCTCACCATCATCAGGACAAGTGACCATAACTTCAACTTCTTCACCAACAGACTTTCCACGAATATTAAGAAACAAATATTCAATATCAAAAGTAGCAAGTTTATCTACTTTAACTCCTCTTGTTAAAATACATGAGGATAAAACATCCTTAATAGCATTTGCAATCTGTACATTATCTTGACTCTCCATAGCCAAAATAAGAATTTTTTCTTCTTTAACTAAAAAAGGTCTGAATTTAATTTTCTTCTTTGTAGAAGGAACTACCAACTCATAAGAAGGTGTTGAAATTTTTGGTAAAGGCATAATATGTTATAACAAATCATATATGTATATAGGTGGGTTATTTGAAAGTTCTTATCTCATGTCCAAAAGTTTCATCTATTTTTGAACCAAATTCATATTTGAACCCATCTTGACCAGTAATAGTTTTAACCTTATTAACTTCTTTTACAACTTCATTTGTTGTAGGAGCACCATTATTAAGAGCATCCTGTGGAGAACCAAAATCAATACTGCCCCCAAATCTACTAGCTGCTTGAGATTTATTATTCATACTAGTTCCTCTTCTATCAGAAGCAGATGAAGCTTCTCCACAAATATATCTCTCATAAGCAAAAGAACATGTTGCTTTTAAAACTTTAGAATCTTGATACTGAACTCGTGTAGAATCCAATGCTAAAGGAAATAGTCCTTTAAAAGTATATTCAAGAAACTGTCTATAATTTTTTTCAAATTTAATTATCTTAGTTTGGTTTGATCTATATTCTTCTGGGTAATTAAATCTAAAATAATATGCATCATCTAAAGGAGATACTTTTGAATTTGCACCACTAATATACTCCATCCAATGTTCTAAAAATTTCAAAGATTTATATTCATTATCTACATAAAATTCTAATTTAATTCTAGTAAAATTTCTAGTATGAGGTATAGTTTCAACTACCCCCTGATATTCACCTGTTACAACTTCTGGGGCAAATGCAGATCCTGGTAGAAAAGCACTACTACACAAAAGACCTATTTCATTATTATGAAATCTATAATCTATCCCTTTTTTCTGCAAAAAACCTCTCAACCCACCAAAAGATGGCAGACCAAACTGAACCAAATAATTGGAAGTTTGTGCCACATTCTGAAAAGTTGGCATCATTTGCGATATTTTCCTTGGAATTGGTGCTGGCACTCTAAATAGATGTATTATATCATTTCTATTTAGATGGCTTATAAAGGAAAGTATCAACCATCTTTTCCTCGCAAATATAAAGGTGATCCTACTAATATAGTATTTCGATCATTATGGGAAAGAAAATTTATGGTTTACTGTGATAAGAATGCAAATGTATTAGAATGGGCAAGTGAAGAAATAGCAATACCTTATGTGTCTCCCGTAGATCAAAAACCTCACAGATACTTTCCAGATTTCTACATGAAGGTAAAAGAAACTGGTGGTGCTATAAAAAAATATGTTATTGAAGTTAAACCTTTAAAACAATGTAGTCCACCTAAAAAACCAAAAAGGCAAACTAAAGGATATATTCGTGAAGCATTTGAATATGCTAAGAACCAAGCAAAATGGAAAGAAGCAAGAGAATGGTGTGCAGATCGTCAATGGGAATTTAAAGTAGTTACTGAAAAAGAACTAGGAATTAAATGAGTAGAGTTAGAGAGATACGAGATAATCTAATCGGGACAGAAGATCCTGATGATCTAATGATGGAAATTATTAGCGTCTTAAATGAAGGTGGAAAGGTTCCTGAAGTAGGAAAATTCTACACTTTTGTATATACACCTAAAACACCTAATATAAGGTATGATCAAAATCCTTTAGTAGGAGTAACTGCAATATTTGAATGGGGATTTCGTGCAATCAATTTTCATTGGAACGATCATAGGCAATATACTTGGAATGAAGTGCCTGGTGGATTGTATGAAATCAATGATAATGAACTTTCTGATCTTGATGGTATACCTTTCGCAAAATTCCGTATAAATAGCTGATAATACTGATCTAGAGACTAATAATGCTTTCAGGAATTAGAAAATTAGCAAGTAAATTTGGTTCTAGGGATCTTCAATCTGTTGGTGGAAACGTAGGTGGGACGCATTATACTGGTGGTCAAAAAAATGGAAACTCATTCTTTTTAAGTTACCCATTAAAAAGAGGGACTAATGAAGATAGTTTATTAATACAGTCAGTAAAATATAAACCACCAAAAAAAGGTTTAGGGTTTAGTCTTTTAGGTGGAGGAGCAGACGGTGTCCAAAATGCTCAATATTATGGAGCACTTCAGGGTAGAAAAGTACGGTGGAACACCAAGACTAGCAAATGGGAGATGGCAATGGGTAAAGATGGTGTTCTGAGTGAGGCTGATAAATCTAAAATTTTAGACAAGGGGTTTGATCGTAGTACTGTTGGGAATTTATCTGGACAAGAAACAAGTGATAGATATGGACAACATAGTAATAAAAGATATACTGGTGGACAAGATACTGATACAAATTTTTATGTAGAATTGCCAATACCAAAGCAAGTTAATGATGGTAATGCTGTCACATGGAATGCTAATTCCATGAATATGTTTACCTTAGCTGGTTTAGATTTTGCCCAAGGTTTAATGAACAAACCTGGTGAAACCTTAAATAAATCTCAGGAATTATTAAATAGTATGATTGGATCTGCAAATCTTGAGGGTATAGGAACAGATAGTCAGACTATTCAAAATACAATAAGAGCATCAATAGCTGGTGTTGCTATCAATCAATTTGGAGCAAATGTTACACCAAACACTGTTATGTCAAGAGCTTTAGGAAAAATATTAAACAGTAATAAAGAATTATTATTTGATGGTGTTACTCTAAGAGAATTTAAATTTGATTTTACCTTTACACCAAGAAGTGTTGATGAAGGTTTCAGAGCAAAACAAATAATAAGACAATTGAAAAAATCCATGGCTCCTAAAACTGGAGCTGAATCTGGTGGTAGGGGTTTATATCTTAGTTCACCTGATTTATTCCTATTAAGATATTTAAGTGGAGGAGAAGATCATCCATTTTTAAATTCTTTTAAAGCATGTGCATTAACAAATTTATCTGTTAATTATACTGGTGCTGGAACATATTCAACATATGGAGATTCTACACCAGTTCATATGAAAGTTTCAATGGTATTTAAAGAAACAAATCCAATATATGATGAAGATTATGATGATGTATCTACAGGAGTTGGATTCTAATGGCATATTTAAAACAACTACCAAATATAAGGTATCAATCACCTTTATCTCATAAAAAATCATCAAAAGATTTTATTATAATTAAAAATCTTTTTCGTAGAAATAAATTATTAAATACCATAAAACCAGGATCAAATATCTTCAATGCTTTTTTAATAGCAGATGGTGCAAGACCAGATACTGTTGCGGAAGAACTATATGGTGATGCAGAACTAGATTTTGTAGTTATTATCTCATGTGGAATAACAAACCTTAGAGATCAATGGCCACTATCCAGTAAAGAGTTATATGAATATGTTGAAGAAAAATATGGTCTTGCAGGAATGCATGAAATTCATCATTATGAAACATTAGAAGTTAGAGATGAAAATAATTGTCTAATATTACCTGAAGGGCAAGTAGTAGATAAAGATTTCAAAATTGATGGTCCTGCAGCGAGATATGGTGGGTCTGGAAATAAATGGTCTGGACCAAATCCATCCTCTATAGGAACTTTAGATCCAGATAAACACCTATCTGGTAGTGGAACTCAATATGAATCAGGATCTTCTACAACATATACTGGAGAAACAATTTCACCAATTGTAGGTATTTCCAATTTTGATTACGAAACTGTAAAAAATGAAGTCAAAAGAGAAATAAGACCACTGAAAAGTTCATTCCTACAAATGTTCCTTAACGAACATAAGAGAATAATGAAGTATGATAGAAATAGTCAATACATGTCAGATACTCTAATTACGACAGAAAATACAAACTTAGTGTCATAAAAAAGACCCACCCGAAGGTGAGTCTTCCCAATATTCAGGCTCTCTTGGATCATCTTTCGGATCCCAGTAGAA